CAAGATAACCCATGGTTTCCTCATGAGCTAGAGCAAGAAAGGCTAGATGATAAAGAAAACCTATCTCCTGACGAGTATGACCATGTATGGGGTGGCGAATATGATGAGCAAGTTGAGCGTTCAATCATTAAAAAAGAATGGTTCGATGCGGCTTTGGATGCACACAAAACCCTAGGAATTGAACCAAAAGGTGCAACTGTATTCACACACGACCCGGGCGACATAGGTAAAGATTCAAAGGCTTATGCTTGCAAACGTGGAATACACTATAAAGACATTGGAGAGATAGACGCAGCTAACGGTAATATTGCTTGCCATGAAGCGGTAGATAAGGCTATAGGCTACAGCTCAGACCTGTTTGTCTGGGACGGGGATGGTATGGGCGCATTACTACGAGAGCAGATAGCGACAGATTTTAAAGGCATTAAGTGCGACATCAGAATGTACAAGGGTAGTGGGGAGGTGGAAAACAAGAAGTCTCCATACCAGGGATTAAAATCATTAGGCCCAAAAGATAGCCCTAAAACCAATCAGAATATGTTCTACAATAAACGATCGCAATATTACATGAAGCTTGCCAATAGATTCTACAAAACGTGGCTATGGGTTGAAAAAGGTCAATACCAAGACCCTGATTCTATCATTTCTATCTCAAGTGATATAAAGTTAATCAATAAACTAAGGTCTGAGGTTTGCCGCATTCCCACTATTCCAAATGGTGCAGGCAAGATTCAGTTAATGCCTAAACCTAGAATGAAAAAGGAATTAGGTATAGAATCACCTGGCATGGCTGATTGCTTAGCTATGGGCGAAGAAGAAATAGACACAGTTAATAAAGTTTTTAAACCTATGAGGTTTGACAGTATATGTCGGTAGATATAGATTTTAGTGACCACGGCAAAGTTCTGATAATGATTGCGGAAGCTCAAGACGCAGAGCAAGACCAGAGAGAGGCTGCAAGAGAAGCTAAGTTATTCATCTATAAAAGGGATGGGCAATGGGACCCATACGCAATAGAGAAGCTAACTGGCCGATTCCGTGGCACGTTCGATATGGTTACGCCAATTGTTGACCAGATAGCCGGAGAGATTGAGCAATCAGATTTTACATTAAGAGTTTCCCCGTCAGGCGGTGATTCCTCAAAGGACACCGCTAAAATTCTAGATGGCCTTATTAGAAATATTCGTAACATATCCAATGCTGAAACTGTATTCGAACAAGCAGGTAGGGCCAATGTAATTAGTGGCTTCGATGCGTGGGAAGTTGTACAGGATTTTGTAGACGGAGATTCGTTTGACCAAGACCTATTTATTAGGAGAATTCCCAACGCTGTAGATTCAGTATGGTTCGACTTGAATTCAGTTATGCAAGATAAATCAGATGCAGAATGGGGTATTAAACTAATATCACTTCCGTTAGCTAACTATCGTGAAAGGTGGCCAGATGGAACTAATCTATCTATCGGTGATGATAAGCGGGATGAGGCGTATTTTAACAAAGCAGATACTGTCACTGTTGGCCAATTCCTTTACAAGAAGCAGGTTAATATTGAACTTGTCATGATGACTAACGGTAAAGTCTATAAAGATGACGATGATTTCAAAAAGGTTAAAGACGATTTAGAGCTTCAAGGTATTACCATTGAGCTTGATTCGGAGGGCGAAGAAAAGCGCAGAACTCGCAAGAGTTGGGTAGTGCACTCTAGAATGTTAGACGGTGGAGATTGGTTGCAGGCAGAGGAAGAAACCGTATTTGATATGATACCAATAGTTCCCGTTTATGGTAACTATGAGAACATTGAAAACAAGCCTGTTTACTCAGGCAAGATAGAGAAGCTTTACGACCAGCAGCGAAGCTTAAACTATGCAATGAGTCGAGATATTGAGGATGGCGCATTAAGCCCGTCAAATGCTATCTGGATGACTCAGGCGCAGGCAGAAGGGCACGACTATTCAACCATGAATATCGACCGTGACCCAATCAGATTTTACAACGCAGACCAAGAAAACCCAGGACCACCTATATTTGTCGGAGGCCCGCAACCAAGCACAGGACTACAAACAACTGTTGCCAACATGCAGCAAATGATTGCTTCCTCTTCAAATACTTTCGCAGCAGGACAAGGCAATGCTCTTGCAAGTCAAAGCGGAATAGCCGGTGAGCAGCAAATCAGTCAAGGAAATATAGGTTCAATCAAATGGTTTAAATCATTAGAGATTGCTATATGCCAAACGGGACGAATATTAATCAACGCTATCCCTAAAGTTTATGACGCCACAAGAACGGTCAGAATACTAGAGGAAGACGGCACTAGCTCAATGCAGGTTCTTAATCAACCTATCTTAGACGCTCAAACAGGTGATTTAGTTAAGATAAATGACTTAACTATCGGTGAATACGATGTAGTTTGTGAAGTAGGGCCAGCATTTAACAGTCAGCAGAGAGAAACTGCAGACGGGTTTATGAAGCTTGCAGCAATTGACCCTACATTCCTTGCAGCAAACAAAGATATCTTGCTCAAGAATATGAAAACTCCTGGCATGGATTTAGCGTCAGAGAGGGCGAGAGAGTCAATATTAAATCAAGGCGGCATACCAGAATCACAGTGGACTGACGAGGAAAGGCAGAAGATTCAACAGGCTCAAGCGGAAGCACAAAACCAGCCACCACAAGAAGACCCTAACCTAGTAATTGCACAAGCTGAGATGTTAAAAGGCCAAGCGGAACAACAGCAAGCCCAAAACAAGCAGGCAGAGATTCAAGGTAATCAACAGATTAGCGTTGCACAAATTCAGTTAGAAAATAGAAAGGTTGACCTAAGAGAGCAAGAAATTCAATTAGATGTTGCCAAGTTTCAGCGCGAGAAGGACGATAAGTTTAATGTGGATGCTGCCAATATTGACCAAGGGCAACAGAAGATTGACCAATCTAACCAGCAGATGTTAATCAACGCAGAGCAGAAAGGCAGACAACTTGATATGGGTGAGCAGCAACAACAGTTTACTCAATTGATGGCTCAATTCTCACAGAGCATTGAGGCTCAGAAGGCGGCTACTGACAATCTAAACAAAGAAGCCGACACATTCAAGAAGCTAAGAGAAGGAATGGGTGTCGATGTATTTGTTGGCCCAGGAATCACTCAAGCCACAATCAAACAAGCAAGAGTTGTTCAAGAAGCGCAAGGTGATGTTGAAGTTGAGGAATTGCCAGAATTAAACAATGATGAAGATGGGGCTAGTTAAGCCCCTTATGTTTTTTTGGTTAACTCTCTAATATAATTTCTGAATTCATGGGAAGAAGGCCAAAGAACTAGGGCAAAGGCCCCGGGGTATTCAAAGTACCTATCAGAAATTCCACCGCCATTGTAAGTTACAATTCTTATCTTTCTCACTCTGCATTCCTAACATAATCGCGCGGCCTCTTAATTGTTATAGTATCACCTTTTTTAAGGTTTAATTTTCCATCCAAGAAAGCATTAAAGGCTATTCTTTCTATCGTCTGACGGAATGGCGACAAGTACCAAGGCAAGTCTATTGTAACTTGCTCTTTAAAGTCAGCATCATATGGTCTAAGCACTGGGATATATTCGAACTTATCCAGCATATCTTTCATAATCTTTTTTGTAAACTCTGGATTATATTGATTCATTAATCAGCATTCCTAATCATAAAGCTACCACCATTCCAGCAAACCCAGTGAGTATAACGAGTAGATTCAAAATAACTTCTTAGTTTTTCACCCTCACAAAATCCATGCTTATAGAATCCTGCAAGCTCAATATTGTCCATTCTATGCTCAGCTCTTTCATCAAATGATGGCTTAGAACTACAAGCCCCAAGTGTTAAAGTTAATAGTATAATTATGTATTTCATTTTTCATCTTCCTTGTTAGTAGTTGCATGGATTAACCCAAGTTCCACCACCACGCCCGACATAACCACCCGACTTTTTTGAACCAAATTTTAGTATTTGCCTGGTAGCGTGATTAGGCCCATTAATCTTTTTAATTTGACTCTTTGTTAACTTACAATCTTTATTAATATACATTTTATTTTCCTTGGTTAATTACAGCTATAACCATAACATACAAAACCACTTGCACTCATCCGACCAGTTGTTATACTCACATTACGCCAATTATGGCGGCTATTACCTGAGAAGGGCAAAATCCATGAGTGAGCTACAAACAGATGACGCTGTTGTTGATACAGCCGATGAATATATCGAAGAAGTCAGCACAGAGGAAACTGGAACCGGCGAGACCGGCGCAGAATTAGACACTGCTAGTGATGGTCAACACGAAACACAAGACCAAGAAGGCGCCGAAAAGACAAACGGAGTCCAGAATGCTATTAACAAGCAATATCGGCTCAGGAAGGACGAGGAAAGGCTTAGAATTGCCGCTGAGGAAAAACTAAGACAGTTTGAATCTCAACAGCAGAATATAGCGGCTCCAATTGTTCCAGACTTTCCCGATGAGTTTGATGATAATTTTGAGACAAGAAAATCTGAATGGATAAAGGCGACACAAGCTAGAACTATTTATGACGCTAATCAGGATTTCAGT